GGATGGCCGTAGGCAGGGCATGCAGACACCGAGATGGCGCACAGCTCCCCGCAGTTGTCGCAGACCTTGACCGGTGCCTCACCGTTGCCCTCTCCGGCCTTCTTGGGCGGCTGCACAGCGGTGATCGGCCCGTGGGTGGCCACCACCCCGGCGAAGTCCAACACCAGGCAGTGATCGATGTGCGACTTCACCCGCATGCCCCGGCCTGCCATCTGCACGTACAGGCTCGCGCTCATGGTGGGGCGCAGCATGGCGATCAAATCGATGTCTGGGTAATCGAAGCCGGTGGTCAGCACGTTGGCGTTGGTGAGGGCTTGCAGCCGTCCGGCCTTAAAGTCGGCCAGCATGCGCTCGCGCTCCTTTTTTGGCGTCTCGCCCGTCACGCACTCAGCAGCCACGCCATGCTGGCGCAGGACAACGGCGATGTGCTCGGCGTGCTTGACACCCGTGCAAAACACCAGCCACGCCTTGCGCTCGCCTGCCAACTCGACGATCTCGCGCACCACGCGCTCGTTGTTGTCCTTGGTGTCCACAGCGGCCTGCAGCTCGGACTCGATGAACTCCCCGCCACGCTTGTGCACGCCAGTGGTGTCCAGCTTGGCCTTTGTGACCTTGCTGCGCAGCGTGGCCAGATACTTCTTGAAGATCAGCTCCTCGATGGTCACCGGCTCGATCAGGGCATCAAACAGCGCAGGCTTGTCAGTGATCAGACCGTGGCCCAGGCGGTAGGGTGTGGCCGTCAGCCCCACAACCCGCAGCGCAGGGTTGATGGCCTTCAGCTCGGCCAACAGCTTGCGGTAGCCACCCTCATCCTTGTGGTTGACCAGGTGGCACTCGTCAATGATCACCAGGTCGATGTGGCCCAGCCCCTTGGCCTTGCCCCGCACGGACTGGATGCCAGCGAAGGTGATCGGCTCGCCCAGGTCTTTGCGGCCGATGCTGGCGCTGTAGATGCCCATCGGTGCCCCAGGCCAGTGCTGGCGCATCTTCTCGGCGTTCTGCTCAATCAGCTCCTTGACGTGCGTCAGCATGAGCACCACGGTCTCCGGCCAGTTCTGCAAGGCATCCTTGCACAGGGCGGCGACGATGTGGCTCTTGCCCGAGCCGGTCGGCAGCACCAGACATGGGTTGCCGTGGTGGCCAGCCTCGAACCAGGCATAGAGCTGGTCGATGGTGCGCTGTTGGTATTCTCTCAACATGGCGTCAGTCCTTGAAGCCAACCATGATGCTGGGCGGCATCGGCAGCGACACGCCAGTCGGCCGCCATAGGTGCAGGCAGTTTGGGTGGTTGTTGACATATTCGCTGCGTGGTGGGTGGTACTGGATCACGCAGTCATCCTCGTCCCAGAACAGCGTCTTGATCTGGCACATCTCGTCCCAGGTAGGACAGCGGTCGCGGCGGCTCACGCTGACGTGCTCCCAGCCAAGGCCATCGCTGGCGATGATGCGCAGTTTCTGTTGGTGCTTCAGCGGAATGATGAAGCAGCCATTGCGCTCGTCGCCTGCAGGGTATCCAGGCAACTGCACACGGTATTTGTCAGGGCACTTGAATGTCATCCCACAATCCTCCCGTTGAAGTCCCTGCGCATCTCGGCAATGAACGAATCACCACTGGCGCAGGCAGCAGCATTGATCAGCAATTCCTTGCTGCTGTAAACACCCTCAATCTCTGGGTCTCCGTTGGCCACGGTCACACCGTTAACCACATACACAGCCGTGAAATCGTCCGGCCCGTCTTGGCGCTGCCAGGGCACCAGGTCAGGGTGCAGCACATGGCCCTCGCAGCCGGTGTGCTGGGCCTCCAGCGGCACCACAGCATCCCAGCGCACACAGTGCCACTCGCTGGCCTTGGTGGCCGTGCTGTGCGCGCAGGTGCGGCAGTTCACATGCTCGGTGGTCTTGGTCTCGTGGCAAAACTTGTAGGCGTCGCAAAACTTGCACTGGTACCAGCTCGGGTCCGTGCTGATCGGTGGCGGCATGTGATCGTCCAGCGCCAGCCGGTGGCCACGCTCGATGGCCTTCATGGCCACAGCCTTGTCGTAGGCCACGCGCTCGGTGTAGATGCGGTCGTCGTCCTTGCAGACAGCCAAGTACAGGGCGCGGTCGATCTCGGTGCCGTGCATGTAGAGCTGCATCTGCACGAAGTGCTCGGGCTTGGACTTCTCGACCCCATGCTTGTCCAGGTCGTCAAACGACTTCTTGCTGTGCGTCTTGAACTCGGCGATGTGGCGCTTCTTGGGTGCCTCCGGCACGCCAGACTCGACAATGGCGTCCAAGCTGCCGGACACGTGGCAGCCAAGATCGACTCGGGTCTGCTTGCCCGAGGTGCCGCGAATGTCCATGCCGATGGCGCGCAGGTCAGACACGATGGTCGCCTCCTCCATCTGGCCCCTGCGAAAAAGGCGCAGGATGCGGCCTGGGAACTTGGGCTGCACAGCCCAGCGAAACGACAGCCACAGCCATCGGTCGCAAGGATGGCCAAGCTGGCTGCAGCCCATGTGCCCCCTGGGCTGCTCAGCCTTTGCCTCGTGCGCCTTGTCAATCAAGGCCTGAATGGTATGCTCTGATTCGGGAATCTTCACTGGGTTCTCCTTCATGTAGTTGCCATTTGCCCCAACCTCCGCAAGAGGCTGGGGCTTTTCTTTGCTTACTTCTTGACCCAAGGCGGCGAGGCCTTGGCAGGCTTGGCCGGTGCGGCCTCAGCGGTCTGGGCGGCAGCCGCAGGCGCTGCAGCTTTGAAGGCAGGCGCAGCACCACCGCTGATGGCGCGGTAGGCCTTGACCTCGTTGCTGGCCTCGTACGTCTTGCCAGTCTTCTCGTCCAGGCGCGATGCACGGATGGACAGCTTGATGTTGAGGCTGCCGCCAATGAGCTGGTCGGTGTCGGTCACCTTGGCCAAGCCAATGGCGCGCATGATGTCGCCAAGCTGCTGGCGTCCGATCTCTTCGGCCTTGGCGCTCGCGTTCTTGATGTTGAGGTTTGAGAACACCACCCGGCCCTGGTGCGTTGGACCGGTGATGTCCAGGCGCATCTTGATGTACTGACCAGTGCCGTCGGCGGTGGGTTTCAGCTCGGCCTGCGTGATGGTGGCGTTGTAAGCACCTTCAGGAACCGGTGAGCTGATGCTGCTGCCCTGGGGCAGGTCGTTTGCGTCGAAAGTTTGTCCGAGAAAAGCCATGAGTTACTCCTTGATGGTGATTTTGAAAGATGGGCGGCCAGGCTTGGCCGTGATAGCACCGGCCAGCGGCTTGGTGATCTTCTCGTCTGCAGCCTTCCACAGCGCCATGCTGATCTCAGGCTTCCAGCGAAACAGGCGGCTCAGGTGCTCGGTCAGGCCATGCTCAGCGGCCAGCTCCTGCAGCTTGTCGCTGTCCACTTTGCGGTCGATACGGCCAGCAATCTTGACCACAAAGCCTTGCGGCTCAGCGGTCTCGGTGGTCTCAAACGACTCGGGCAGCTTCAGCATCTTGACGATCTGGTCCTCGATCTTGCGACGCTCGGTGACTGCCTTCTCCTCGTCGGTCTTGTGGCGCAGCCAGTCGGCGCTCAGGGTTTTAAGGTCGCTCATGCTCGTGCTCCAATCTTGGCGATGATGGCGCTGAGGTCCGGCGTCTCCCAAGCATCCAGCTTGCCGCTGCGGTCCTTGGCCAACCAGAGGCCATCGCTGTCGCACATCAGGGCGCGCTGCGTGGCTCCCTCGCCATCCTTCTCCACGCGCAGGGCCAGCACCTCGTCGAAGAAGTAGGGCAGCGCCTGGCCGGTCTTGTTGCCAGGCATTGAGGGCGCATAGAGCACACGGCCCATCTCGTCCTGCGTCTTTTCCAGCTTGGCGCTCATGTAGACATGGCGTCCAGGCAGATCGCGGAAAGCTCGAATGATGTCGGCCATCTGCTCCTGCATCGCACCGTAAGCTGCGCGTGGGTCTTTGTTGACCTTTTTCTCGTGGTTGAGGCAGACCTCAGCGATCTCGCTGATCGAGTCCAGGGCCACCGACTGGTAGGCCTTGGCATCGTCCGAGCTGGTCAGCCATTCGTAAGCCTCCCGCAGATCGTCCATCGAGGCGATCTCAATGAAGGGCAGGTCTGCGTCCTGAATGGACAGCAGGCCACCTTCAGCGGACAGCACGATGGGGCTGGGCAGGCTTTTGATCAGCGAGGTTTTACCCGCACCGGCCTGGCCATAGACCAGGACTTTGACACCGTTGGCAGCCAGGCTGCCGGTGGACTTCACGTTGATTGCCATGAGTGGCTCTCCTATTTGGGTTGCACCTCCGTCGGGGAATCCGTTTGAGGTGTGATGCAACTATAAACCATTTTTTAGTGTAATATCCGCACATCGCAATAAATATTTTCAACAAAGGCAAAAACTCATGATGACCCTCGAACAGATACGAGACGCGCTTTCCGACCGAATGCCAATCAAGGTGGCCGAGGCGACTGGCGTGCACTACAACACCATCCGCCAAGTGCGTGACAACCCAAACGCAAACCCAACCCACAAAGTCCTGCTGGCGCTGTCCAACTACTTGGAAAGTCGCAAGGTGACGCATGGCTGACCTCTCCAACGTCCTGGGCGGTCCTTGGTCGCTACCACCAGAAAAAAGAGTTGCACCGCCTGAAGAGCAGCTCATCGATGCAATCAAAGCAGCAGGGCTTGAGCCACCAGATCACATCGAGATGGACGGCAAGATTCACCGGTTCAAGTCAGGCACCAAGGGCACACCAGGCATCGACAAACCAGGCTGGTATTTGGTGTTCGGTGATGGCATCCCAGCCGGTCGGTTTGGATGTTGGCGAGCAGGCATCGAAGTCACATGGCGTGCAGATGTAGGACGCAAGCCCACCGAGTTCGAAGAGATGGCCCATGCTAGACGCATGGCAGAGGCCAAGGCGCTGCGCGACGCTGAGCTGGAGCGCAAGCACCAAGTGGCCAGCGAGACGGTCGAGAAAATCTGGACAGTCGCTCAAGGAGCCAGCCCAGACCATCCCTATCTGGCACGCAAGGGCACTGGCGTGCACGGCGCGCGCGTGACCGGCGACGGTCGCCTGGTGGTGCCGCTGTATGACCAGGATGGCACCCTGGCCACGCTGCAGTACATCGACCACGACGGCGGCAAGCTGTACCACCCCGGTGGCCAGACTGGCGGCAAATTTTGGATGGTCGGCACGATGGACGAGCCAGGCACCCTGTTCGTGGCTGAGGGCTTCGCAACAGCGGCCACCATCCATGAGACGACCGGCAGGCCGGTGGTGGTGGCTTACAGCGCCAGCAACTTGGTGCCGGTGACTGGAACCTTGCGCGAGATGCATGGTGCCAGCCAGGACATCGTGATCGTGGCCGACAACGACAAGTCAGGAGTTGGGCAGCGGTATGCAGAACAGGCCTCGGCCAAATTTGGAGCCAGGATGGTCATGCCGCCAATCGAGGGAGATGCAAACGACTACGTGCAGGCAGGGCACGACCTTGCCAGCCTGCTCATGCCCAGCCACGACGACTGGCTGATCCCGGCTGACGACTTCTCGGCCCAGCCCTCACCCATCTCTTGGCTGGTCAAACGCTGGCTGCAGTCCCAGGCGCTCATCATGGTCCACGGCCCATCTGGCGGCGGCAAGACCTTCGTGGTGCTCGACTGGTGCCTCAGGATCGCCTCACAAGCGCCTGAATGGGCTGGCCAAAAGGTTCGGCCAGGCACGGTGGTGTACTTGGCCGGTGAAGGCCACCACGGCCTGCGTGGGCGCGTCGCAGCCTGGAAGCACCACCACCAAGCCGGACATCTGGCCATGTGGCTGTCCAAAGACGGCTGCGACCTCAACACCCCGACCGGCTACCTGAAGGTGGTCGAGCAGGTCAGGATGCTGCCAGAGAACCCGTCCGTCATCGTGGTTGACACCCTGCACCGATTCCTGGCCGGAGACGAAAACAGCGCTCAGGATGCCAAGACCATGCTGGACGCCTGCAATGCCCTGATGATGGAGTTCAAGTGCTCGGTCATCCTGGTGCACCACACCGGCGTCTCCGACGAGGCCCAGCACAGGGCGCGAGGCTCAAGCGCCTGGCGCGGCGCTCTGGACATCGAGATCAGCATCGTGCCAGGCAAGGACGGCGTGCCCATGCAGATCGTGCAGCGCAAGTCCAAAGACGCTGAGCTGGCGCAGACGGTCCACGTCGAGCTGCAGCAGGTCACCATCCCCGGCTGGTACGACGAGGACAACCAGCCGGTCACCAGCGCGGTGATCGTGGAGACATCAGCACCCGTCCAAATCACCAAAAAGGACAGCAAGATCGACACCCACCGCAAAACACTTGAGAGCGCCTGGTGGGGCACAGGCGCTGAAGAGCGAGAGGGTTTACCCTACATCAGCAGGTCGGCACTCAAAGACAAGCTGGCAGCCGATGGCCGAAAACCTCGGACCATCGAGAACGATCTCAGCCCAGCATACCCAGACAAATTGATTGGCGCACTCATCCTGGCCGAAATTATCAGCCCACTTGAGCACGGCTGGGTGGTGGTCGACGACGTCCAATCGAGTGCCATGATGATGCGAAAAGGTGGTAAATCGTGATGCCCCCTAGCCCCCTGAATCCCCCTCTAGGGTGTTTTGGGGTTAGGGGGCAAAACGCACGAAAAAGCCCCCTCCCCTCCCCTCACTCTCTTAAGAGTGAGGGGGCAGGGGGGCATCGATGCGGCAGGTTTCCAGAGAAAAGTTATCCACAGGAAAGTAAGTAGGCACTAACATGAGTGAAGCGACAAACATCAACGAAATGCTGGCAGGACGCCAGGCCAGATACGGCAGCTTTCAAGGCCATGCCGAAATCAGCCAGCATTTAAAGGACGCCATACGTCGTCTGGAAAAATGGGACTCGCTGGCCGATGACCAAAGGGAATCACTGGACATGATCTCCCACAAAATCGCACGAATCATGAACGGCGATCCAAACTATGCCGACAACTGGATCGACATCGCAGGCTACGCCACCTTGGTGGCCAACCGGCTCGAAAAGATGGAGAATGCAGCATGACCACGAAAACCCACGATTTAAAAGCATCAATCGAGTACATCTCGGTCGACAAGCTCGTACCCTACGCACGCAACAGCAGAACCCACAGCGACGCACAGGTGGCCCAGATCGCTGCATCGATCAAGGAATTCGGCTTCACCAATCCGGTGCTGATTGATGGGGGGGGGGGGATCATTGCAGGACACGGTCGAGTCATGGCGGCACGCAGCATGAAAATTGATACAGTCCCGTGCATCCGACTTGGCCACCTGACCGATGCACAGAAAAAGGCCTACGTGATCGCAGACAACAAGCTGGCGCTGAATGCTGGGTGGAACGAGCAAATGCTTGGTCTTGAACTGGCAGATCTGCAAGGCCTTGGCTTTGACTTAGAGATCACAGGATTCAGCAAAGACGAGCTGGCCTCCATCATGGCACCCGAGCCGACCGAAGGCCTGACAGACGAAGACGAAGTCCCAGGCATCCCAGAGCAGCCGAAAAGCCAGCGTGGCGATGTCTGGCTGCTGGGCGAGCACCGGCTTATGTGTGGCGACAGCACGCAAGCAGACGATCTGGCCAAACTCATGGATGGCGACAAAGCCGACCTCGTCTGGACTGATCCACCTTACAACGTGGCGGTCGATGGCAAAGCAGGCAAGATCATGAACGACGACATGAGCAGGTCAGAATTCAGAAAGTTCCTGCAAGCGGTCTACGCTAGGTACTTCGAGAACATGCGCGAAGGCGCGGTGATTTACGTGGCCCACGGTGAATCCGAACGCTCAGCCTTCTCGGACTGCCTGGTCGAAGCAGGCCTGAAACTCTCCGAAGTCCTGATCTGGGTGAAGCAAAGCGGCACGCTCTCTCGCCAGGACTTCAACTGGAAGCACGAACCCATCCTCTACGGATGGAAGGAAGGCAAAGGCCACCACTTTTGCGGTGACTTCACCCTGACCACGGTGATCGATGACGATCTGGACATCGACAAGATGAAAAAGGACGAGCTGGTGGCCATGCTCAAGCAGATCAAAGAGCAAATGCCAACCACCATCGTGCGCCACGACCGGCCAACCAAGAGCGACCTGCACCCGACCATGAAGCCAGTCAGCCTGGTGCAACGCATGGTGGAATGGTCAAGCATGGACGGATGGATCGTCCTCGATCTGTTCGGCGGCAGCGGCAGCACCATGATTGCCTGCCAGAAAGCAAACCGTCGATCACGCCTGATGGAACTCGACCCGAAGTTCTGCGACGTCATCGTCAAGCGCTGGCAGGACTTCACAGGCAAAATCGCAACACACGCAGAAACCGGCAAACCTTTCGCGGAGGTTCACAATGACAGCAAAAACTGAAAAACCAACTCTAAAAAGCAAAAAGACAAAGATCGTGCCAGGTAAAAACGGCGGCGCTCGTGAGGGCGCAGGTCGACCAGCCTTCGAGCCGACCGATGCTGAGCGCAAGCAGGTCGAGGCGCTGTCCGGCTACGGACTGCCCATTGAGCAGATCGGCGCACTGGTGCGCAACGGCATCCACGTCGACACGCTGCGCGCACACTTCAGCTCCGAGCTGGTGTCCGGCAAGTCCAAGGCCAATGCACAGGTAGGGAAAACCCTATTCCAAAAGGTCATGGCAGGCGACACGACTGCAGCCATCTGGTGGAGCAAAACCCAGATGCGATGGGCAGAAACCCAAAAGCATGAGCTGACCGGCGCTGACGGCACACCTCTGGAGTTCACCAAGATCGAGCGAGTGATTGTCCGTGGCAAAGCAAACTCTCAAGATTGAGACCCCAGAGTGGGCGCTGCCCATGCTGGAGCCTGCGCGCTACAAGGGCGCACACGGTGGCCGTGGCTCGGGCAAGTCCCACGCCTTTGCCGAGATGATGATCGAGGCCCACATCCTCGACCAGACCAGCCGCAGCGTCTGCGTGCGCGAGGTCCAGAAATCACTGGCCCAGTCCGTCAAGCGCCTTCTCGAACTCAAGATCGAGCAGATGAATGCCGGTGCCTACTTCGAGGTGCAGGAAGCCGTCATCAAGTCCAAGAAGGGCGACGGCCTGATCATCTTCCAAGGCATGCAGAACCACACGGCCGACTCGATCAAGTCGCTGGAGGGCTACGACCGTGCCTGGTGCGAGGAGGCACAAAGCCTGTCGCAGCGCAGCCTGGACCTGCTGCGGCCAACCATCCGCAAGCCCGGCTCCGAGCTGTGGTTCACGTGGAACCCCAACCAGGCCAGCGACCCGGTCGACTTCCTGCTGCGCGGTGACCAGCCGCCACCCGACGCTGCGGTGGTCGAGGTCAACTACAGCAACAACCCCTGGTTTCCCGATGTGCTGCGCTTTGAGATGGAGTACGACCTGTCCCGAGACCCGGACAAGTACGCTCACGTCTGGCGCGGTGCCTACCTGCAAAACAGCAGCGCTCGCGTCTTCCGCAACTGGCGCGTCGAGGAGTTCGAGACGCCACCGGAGGCCATCCACCGACTCGGTGCCGACTGGGGCTTCGCGTCCGACCCGACCGTGCTGGTGCGCTGCCACATCATTGGCCGCACGCTCTACATCGACGAAGAGGCCTACATGGTCGGCTGCGAGATCGTGAACACACCTGACCTGTTCATGACCGTGCCCGAGTCCGAGAAGTGGCCCATAGTGGCCGACAGCTCCCGGCCCGAGACGATCAGCCACATGCGCAAGCACGGCTTCCCAAAGATCATGGGCGCGGTCAAAGGTGCCAAGTCGGTCGAGGAGGGCGTCGAGTGGCTCAAGTCCTACGACATCGTGGTGCACCCACGCTGCACGCACACCATCGACGAGCTGACGTTCTACAGCTACAAGACCGACCCGCTGACCGGCAAGGTGCTGCCAGTGCTCCAGGACAAGAAGAATCACGTCATCGATGCGCTGCGATATGCTTGCGAGGGCGTGCGCAGGGCGGTACCCGTTACACGGTCCATAAACTTCACGCCATTGCCAGTGAACAGTAAATGGTGAGAAAATACTTGAAACGAGGGCGAAAATATGGCACGCATTTCAAAAGAGCAATTTCTAAGCACCCTGCACGACGATGCGCTAAAGCAATTTAACGACATCCAGACTGCCCTGCGCGACGAGCGCCTGCAGTGCCTGCAAGACCGGCGCTTCTACAGCCTGTGCGGTGCGCAGTGGGAAGGGCCACTTTGGGACCAGTACGAGAACAAGCCCAAGTTCGAGGTCAACAAGATCATGCTGTCGGTGATCCGCATCGTCAACGAGTATCGCAACAACCGCATCACCGTTGACTACGTCAGCAAGGACGGAGAGAACGACAAGCTGGCCGACACCTGCGACGGCCTGTACCGTGCCGACGAGCAAGACAGTGTGGCCGACGAGGCCTACGACAACGCATTCGAGGAGGCAGTGGGCGGCGGCTTTGGTGCCTGGCGTCTGCGCACCGTCTACGAAGACGATGAGGACGAGGACAACGAGTATCAGCGCATCCGCATGGAGCCGATCTTCGATGCCGACAGCTCGGTGTTCTTTGACCTCAACAGCAAGCGCCAGGATAAGTCGGACGCCAAGTCCTGCTTCGTGGTCACCTCGATGACCAGGGCCAGCTACAAAGAAGAATGGGGCGACGACCCGACCGACTGGCCCAAGATCATCCACCAGTACGAGTTCGACTGGGCCACGCCTGACGTGGTGTTCATCGCCGAATACTACAAGGTCGAGGAGGTCAACGAGACCATCCGCATCTTCCGAGCCATCGACGGCACCGAGGAGCGCTACCGCCAGATCGACTTCGACAAGGACGAGAACCTTGAGGAGACCCTGAACGCCATCGGCAGCCGCGAGGTCCGGCAGCGCAAGATCAAGCGCAAGCGCGTGCACAAGTACATCATGTCCGGCGGCAAGGTGCTCGAAGACGCAGGCTACATCGCAGGCAACTGCATCCCCATCGTGCCGGTCTACGGCAAGCGCTGGTTCGTGGACAACATCGAGCGCTGCATGGGCCACGTGCGCCTGGCCAAGGATGCACAGCGCCTGAAAAACATGCAGCTCAGCAAGCTGGGCGAGATCAGCGCGCTGTCCAGCGTCGAGAAGCCCATCCTCACGCCTGAGCAGGTCTCCGGCCACCAGCTCATGTGGGCAGACGACAACCTGCGCAATTTCCCGTACCTGCTGGTGAACCCGATCACGGCACCCGACGGCAGCCAGACTGTCAGCGGCCCGGTGGCCTACACCCGCAGCGCACAGATACCGCCAGCGATGGCAGCCTTGCTGCAGATCACCGAGCAGGACATGCAGGACATCCTGGGCAGCTCGCAGCAGGCCGACAAGATGGTGAGCAACATCTCCGGCAAGGCCGTCGAGATGATCCAGACCCGCATCGACATGCAGACCTACATCTACATGAGCAACTTTGCCAAGGGCATGAAGCGCTGCGGCGAAATCTGGCTGAGCATGGCCAAGGACATTTACGTCGAAGAGGGCAGGCGCATGAAGGTGATCGGCAGGACCGAGGACGTGGAAACGGTCGAGCTGATGCAGCCAATGGTGAGCGAGACCGGCGAGGTGGTCATGGAAAACGATCTGAGCCAGGCCAAGTTCGACGTGATCGTCGATGTTGGCCCGTCCAGCTCCAGCAAGCGTGCATCCACCGTGCGTGCCTTGACCGGCATGATGGCCATCACCGACGATGCGCAGACCAAGCAGGTGCTCCAGGCAATGGCCATGATGAACATGGAAGGCGAGGGCATCGGCGACGTGCGTGACTTCTTCCGCAAGCAGCTCCTGCGCATGGGCGTGGTCAAGCCAACCGAGCAAGAGGCCGAGCAGTTGATGGCCGAGCAGCAGGCACAGGGCCAGCAGCAAGACCCGAACGCCATCTTCTTGCAGGCCGCAGCCGAGGAG